CGCTTTTTACAGCAGCGGTACCCACTGCTTGTCAAGTTGACAGCAGTTACTGACGATATGTCCAGATGCCCAGTCAGCCAGGCTGGGTTCGAGAAATGAATCCTCGACTGGAGTATACTCCGTAAAGTATTGGAGTAGCATCTTGTCAGTCTCACTCGCTACACGCTCCTCATCGGTTGTAACCACCAGGGCTAAGCCCACAGGTTGGTGTAGGTACTTGTCGTACCGTTTCCTTCCATTGATGGTCGAACCATTTGTGAATGTGTAGCGAGCCAAGGAGTAAGAATCACTCTGTCTACTGATCGGAATAATCCGGTTGACTTTAGGGTCAACCTGACCATCCATCCAGGTCGACAGAGACCACAGACCTGCCTTGTGGGCCAGGTTTGAGGTATCTATCCAGGATAGTAGATCCTCTGCTCCTTTTCCTAGACAGACTGCTGAGAGGTACACTGGTGTGACCTCAAAGCCCTGGTAAGCATCCATTCCGCATGATTCACGGAAGGAGCCTTGGTAATGTGTTTTCCCAAGGTTTATCTTCAGCTGAAGATGGCTTACTAGGATGTCTAGGAACCATAGCGACTTTTCGGGGACGATCATGTCGTCCCCGAATATCCGGACTTCCCTCGCAGCCTTCTTAATCTTCCCATAAAGGTTAGAATCATAGGGCTGCATACCAAAACCATAGGTGGACAGTAGCACGGCTGTTATGGCCATGATCGTGTACACCAAGGTCTGGATTGGGAAAGTAACCGCAGAACCTTGACCAGCGAACTTGCGAAGTGCAAGCAGCTGGAACTCCTCTGAACCAGTTCCGTCGACGACGTAACGGGTTCGTGATGAGGCAAGGAGGTAGAGTAGAGTCGGATTCCTCCGAAACACTCGTTCCACTGTCCAGCATGTTAGACGGTCGGAGGCAGAAGAGAGATCAACTGTCACCTTCCCGTTGCCCATGCTAGCTTCAAGCGCCGCGAGCCTAGATGGCTCTTGAGACTTGAAGTTGACAGATCTGCGTAGTACGTGGGGCATCGATTGCCTTAAGTACTTCAGTAATGCCTGTTGGCAAAACTGGTTAGCAGTTGGTTCCGCTGTGATGAGCCTAGGCTTAGAAAAAGTCTTTGGGACGCTAAGTAAGCGCCCGGGGACCTCATCCGAGTTTTCGGGTTCATCATTTGGAGACCACAGATCGCCCCTTGGGTTCACGAAGAACCCGTAGGGAAACGCCTCGTTGAGCCGAGATGGCCAACAAGGAAACTCATACTTCCATGTACGAGTCTTGTTCAGATCTGATACTGCTCCGGGACCATGACGGGGTAGCATGTCGTAAACATTCGGTTCAGGCATCTTAGTTGCTAAGACGTCCGCGACCCTCTGCATGACATGTAGGGCCTTACCTGTTATCCTCTCTTCGTGAGAAAACAACGGCAGGTCACCGTCATCAAGACTGGCATTAGTGCCTTTCAAGAATAGAGATGGGACATCCCACCTCACACTTGGAGTACGCAAAGATTCCTCTATGAGAAGGAACTCGCGCACAGTCTTTCTGACATTCTCCTTTGGGCATTGGACCTTCACTTTCTTAAACATGTAGCAAGCTTGCCGTATGTAAAAGATCGTGTTGATATCCGCTGCTTCCCGGAGAATCCCGTCAGTCGTGAAAACACACTTAATCAGTGACGTTAGTAAGATCGTCGACTTCTCAAGTGAGCCATACTTCGGGTGTATACGAAACACACCTGATGATAAACCCTTGTCAAAGGCTTTACCAATGGCTGGGAGGTCTTCGAGTAGAATTCTCACACCTCTTGTCTTCACAACCTTGTCGAGCTTAGTAAGATCAAGCTCAACATGGTCTGTCAGCTCTGGCTTATCTCGTAACACATCCCCTTTGAGGAATGCGTGTAGAGGTAAGAGAGCCAATGTTGGTGTCATTTCTTTCATGTTAACGCTCCTTGAAGAGAGTTTGAGAGAAATGTCAGATGCAACGGTGGCTAGTCTCCCATAATAGAGACAAAGCCCAGAATTGCGATTAGTGTTACGGCCATGCCGTACACCACACCTACTCCAACGCTTGTTAAGTCTAGCGTCGGAAGAGTTTCGCAGCGTAACAAATCACGCTTAGAAACTTCGTCCAAAAGACCGTGGTACGCCACAAGGCTTTATGCCTCGCGCGCCACGAGCTTATCGACATTGGTGCTATCTAGCTTGGCCACAAGTGCCAAAGCCAAATTCGCAATTCGAGTGGAATCTTGCTTGGCATCACTCGTCTTCATGACGAACCAAGCTGAATCCCGCCCGGAGTACACTCCGTCGACATCGTAGTTATCGGCATCGAGTCGCATCATGTGCGCCTCACCGAAACCACTAGGTGCCGGCACTGTGTGCTCAATCCGCATCGAATAGTACACGGATCCACCGTCGTCAAGGCCATACGTGGCCTTATAGGTTCCATCAGTAAGGCGCGTAAGCACCTTTGCGACGGAATCGACGGTGACTGTTTCTGTTGCACTGAACATTGGTGGGTTCTTCCTTCTGTGGGAGTTGGGACGATATCACATCGTTCCTTGATAAGCTCCTCGGGAACCGAGGAACCTGGCTGTCAGGAGACTGGCAATGATTGCCCTCTGTCCTTTCGTGATGATTGGATCGAGGTAGATCATCGGCCTTGGTCGGTAGTAGACACGACGCTGTTTTGAGATAGTCCGCATCGAAAGAGGGCTCATCGACATTGAAGACCCATACTTGGGGCCTTTTAGTGTCAACTTGTAGTCCTCAGTGATGCTATCGTCTCCACTGTACATTACGTTCAACCACGTAGGCTCATAGGGCAGGACGCCCTGATTCGCTGAAATGAAAGAACCGATGTCAGTAAAGTAGTCGATAAGCCACGTCCACGGTAAGGAGTTCCAAACCGTTGACGGGACTTGACTAAGAGAGTATATCGACTTAAACTTATCGATAAACTTCTTCTCTAGGCTAGGAAAGGTCGCTGTCGGCGTGAGCCGACAGGTAAACCATGCCCGTTGGTTCGTCGCCTCACGGCGTAGGACCCGGACATAGTGACTGTATGTCACCGTAATAGCCTTCTCATAGACGAAACTGGATGCTTGGATCGTACTCAGCTTACGCTTGATACGTCTTTGCTTTCCAGCACGGTAAAGGGATTTAAGTCTCTTATCGACTTCCTCAGACCAGTTAAGTAAGGTCTGGAGGTCATTAATAAGAGGTTGCCAACCGAACTTCCATTGCAGGATTGGTCCTGCAGCGTAGTCGGCGGCACTACCTAAACCGTTTAGCATCATTCCCAACTGCCGGATGGCAGAAGGGAGTTCGCGAAGTTCAATAACGAAATTCGCCACATCAAAGACTGGCACGTTCGGATTTAGGCCAACTAAGGCCTGGTTCACTAACGCGATCCAGTTCGGTGATGGGATGCTAGGACACGAGGATAACTGCATTGGATACGTCGAGAATATCGGCCATGCTTGATAGTCATGCACGATCGAGTATGTCCCAGACGCGTACCATTCAGACCCATTCATCCTTCCACCCCTCAGCTTTCTCTTGTAGAGAGTGAGATCGTGGTCGGTGTCTGGACTCGTGTTGACGTCTATACAGTGTTCGTCAGTAATGGCAAACGGTCCCCTAGTCAAAGTGTAACTAAGGGAACCGTTGACGTACCTGCGGTTTGTTCCGCGGGCGTATCCGGACGTGCGGTTGCGCGTTCGAGCCATCTCTGCTACCTGCCTCCAAGAGGGGTGTGAGTACCGGGAGCTTTCCCGGCGGAGGGCCATT